AAAGGGCAAACGAACAAGGTTTTCTTCTGTCATTCAAGACAAAAAGAATGTTATCCAAAAACAAATCTATCTACCTTGTCAAAACACGCCAAAATGTTTTTATGGCCTGCAAAAACACAAACTATACCTTATATTATATAGAACGAACTTATTTCAACTGTATCAAGTCACTCATAGATGACAATTTTACTTTCAACTGACAAGCACGAGCCGTAGCGTGGGTATCGTCAAAGTCTATCAAAGACGTATTCCACAACGAATAAGACAACCACCGAGTACCGTCGGCTTTCGTGTAAACTACGTGGAAATCAGCGTTTTTCAGATACACGATAGCCGCTGAAACAAGAGGTGCACCAAACTGAACCGATACCTGCAAATCGTGTGTATAAGTCAGTCCTGCCATAGAACGAGTAGTGCTAATCTTCAACGTAGGAACATCTGCCGCCTGTACATCTGCTTCACCCGTTAAGTCAATCGTCAGACAATGTTCACTAAAGACCGCACCCGACATCTCCGACAAAGCAAGATTAGCTGGCAAAGGAAAGCGACACTGATCAGCGGGATAGATTTCCAACTTAACTATATCATCAAGGAACAACTCCTTACAAGACAAACTACTATCCATATTTTAAGAAATTATAAGTCAAAATACTATCAAAAAACACGAAAACAAATCAGCGTTAAAAAGATAGCTTATTTAATTAAATTATTTAACATTCATTTAGAATACATTTAGCATAAGGAAACGACGCGAGGAAGCTATTAAGTTAGTTCCTCTTTCCCATTAAGTCGGGTTATATCCGTATTGTTTACAGACACACGAGCAAAGGAAGGCGACAGCGATTGAGATAGCCAACGGTTCAGCAATCTACGTAAACTATCACGCTCTATCTTAGACGGTCCGACAGGGATGTCGTAGTGTAGCATGAAGCGTTCAAGCATCTCAATGCGTGAGCGTGATATACCTTTTTCAGCGCAAAACTCTAAATCCGACTGATACCAAGTAAGCAAAGCGCGTACGAACTCGTCATGAAGTAGACGCTGCAACTGGAAGGAAGCCGTATGATCAAGCGCAAAGAGTGCGGTCGTCCTGTGCTGTGTGTTACCTATCATTACCGTGTCAGGAATAGCAATACAAAGGTAATCACAATTATCCTTCTGCGGTAAGTAGCGTGTACTCATCATAGTACAAACCTCGCTATAGGTAAGCCAATCGTGGCGGTCACGCTTAACAAGTAAGTTGCCCGTAATAGGCGACTTACCTGTAAGCATTGTGTTCCACACGCTTGCTGAATAGCATCTCGAGTGCGCTTGCAACTGTACGCTGAGCGGTACCAAGGATGATTGCAGAACGAATTGCTCTTGTGAGAAAGAGCAGAACTTAACAGGGTCGTTCACTCCTAAAACGTTATTATCATCACGATTGCGGTAATAAGCCGCTACGTAAGACTGCACTTGTAGATAGATATTCGCCATAGTCCTTACTTCTTACTATTCTCCAAGCGTATCTTCTTAATACGTTCGAGATAAGTCTTCATACGGCCGTCCATATATTTCTCTATGCTTTCGGCATAGTCAGCAAAGATTTCCTTCTCTGCTGTTGACCCCTTATCACGCGTAGCTTCAAAGAAATCATTCATCTGCCGAAGGGCTATCAGCACACCGTCCATCTGTTCAAAGCCCATAGAATCATCGTTGAACAACTCACGGAGCAAGGTGTTTACGTCCTTAATCTTACTTTCAATAATATCACAAAGAAAGACAGTTGCATTCAAGAGGAAAGAGATTTTATCTTGCTTTGCCATTGATTCCTTATCCTTAGGAAGTTCAGCATAATACTCCTTCAATGGTTTATGTTCTACCGTCCCTACATGGACCGACTTCATCACCAACGTCTGTAACAAACGATTACCCAACCAAGTATCAGCATCTTTCAGGGCACGAATAGCGGCAGGGCGGTTCTGCTCTGGCATACGGTCTATACCATGATAAAGGCGGTTGCGCTTTTCGATACGTTCTGTCCATTCTTTTTCATGGAAGAGCATATCAAGCACATCACCATACTCTTCACCTTTAAGATTGTCAAGCGTAAAGGCGTGAACAGTCGGACTCATAAAGGTTTTAGCTATCTCACGAGAGTTAACTTTCTTCTTCTGTGCTGACATTAGCGGCCTCCTTTCTCGCTTTCAGCCTTACCCTCAGTATTGAGAAGTTCACGAAGGAGACGAGAAGCGGCAACAATGTCAGTAAGCGGGATGACATAACTTTGAATATGTTTACGACAGAGTTCTCTGTCTTCCTTAACGGCTTCGCGCTCCAATCTCTTAATCTCATCATCAAGATAGAAACGTGCCTTACGCAAGTCCTCCAGTGCTTTTGCCTTATTGTTCATACCTTCTTCACGCTTTAAGCCATGTCGCCAAAGGTACTTAATAACGTTGCCAACATTGAAGTTATAATGTCGAACAATGTCAATGCACTCTACACCTGATGGGTGAGCGTTATAGTAACTTGGGTGTTCTACTCTGCTGTCTACCTTCTTCTGTGGGGCAGCAGCGGAAGAAATCTCTTTTGCTTTGTTTTTTTTACTCATTTGTTTATATATGGTTTAGGGTTTATTTATCATAAGAGTGCTTATAGAACGATAGGGCAACTACTCTTAAAAATGACTTTTCAGTTCTCTGATAGCCCGTTCAATTGAGGCGGTAACAACCTTCGGAGGTGGACAATCTTCAATTGAACCCGACCCACGTCGATAGGCTTCATATCTACGAAGCACCTGAAGGTCGTGCCAACGAAGCTCTTGTTTCTTACGCAGGTCAGCCTGTGTCTCGCTATCGTTGTCTATAGTACGCAGGAAATCTGCCGCACGTTGTATGTAAGTATTAGCCTTGCTCATAGCTTTTCTTCTCGTGATTTTGAACGCATCTTAAAGAATACCTTCAATGGTGTTAAAAGCAAAGTTGTCGTATCTCTAACGAAATCACCGAACGCCTCTAAATCTGCCAGTGAACGAAAAAAAGCGTATGGCACATACAAGACATAAGCAACCACGATATAGATAGTTACGAATGACATCATAAATACACGTCCGATTATTCTCACGACTTTATTCATACTTTCCTTTACTTTCTCAATTACTACTTGTGCCCGTGTGCGGAGTCGAACCGCACTTTGTCCTCAGCTTTCGGCAATCATAGCCTTATTTCCTCTGCCTATCCGTGTGGCAGTCGCACGGGCGAAAAAGAAAAAGGTCAGTCCGCTTAGGCAAGTTTCAGTATGCAAGATAAAGACTCTTACGCAGACCGACCTTACGAAGATTATAATAACTATAAAACTATAAAAGAAATGCCAGCTATTATCCCTCTACCGTTCCTCCAGGCAAAGGCGGATTGGCTTCAGTACCACCACCACCAGGCTTACCGCCCGACTGGTGTTCCTTGCCCTCCTCGACAATGTTATCTTCCTCGATAGCAACGCCACGGTCATCCACCTTCTGCCAGCTAACCTCTGCGGCAAACTGCTGACTGAACTTGATGCTCACCGTGCAACCTAAACGGCTTCTGCCATTAGCTGCATTGACCATCTTAGCCGTAGCCGTTACCTTGTCGGTGTCTTTTACCGAACACTGAAGGTTAGGATAGACTGTTAAGAACTTGTCTCCTAAATTGCAACGGAAACCTTTCAGCACATTGCGCTGAACGACTTTCATGAAGTCAGTCACTGCCGCCTGCATAATAGAAGGCTCAATAGAGGTGTTATCACACGCCTCACGACAAAGCTCTGCAAAGGTCAGAGTGTCGTTAGGAATAGGAACAGCATAGAAACTATGCTTACCTAACTTTTTGTTTTCCCTTACGGTATATTTGACTCTTGCCATAATATACATTCTTTTTAAGGTTGAACATTAAAATTATCATCACAAAGATAGTTCATTTATAAACTTACGTAGGGACAGAAATTTTAGCGTTTTCAGTTACTATAGTAAGTCACTTCGGGTTAGTATAGCAAGACGCTTGGAGTTACTATGGTAACCCGCTTTGCCTTGCTATATCACCCTTTTATGAGTTATTATAGCAATCTGTGCCGACTTACTGCCCTTCTCGTTTCATCCCGTTAGATTTCAACAAACTATCTACAACATACTGTGTCTGAACTTCATTGTCCTTCTCTATCAGTTCCTGAAGCCAAGCAGGGTTCTCTTTCCTTACCTTTGTAGCAGACTCAACACATTTGCGAAACAACTCAAACACACTTTCTTGTCGTAACATATTAAACAAGAGTATTTCAGATATTTCTACCATATTGGCTTTCCCAAAGCGAAGTATAGAGAAGTTATCCATATATAGATACTTCCTTCCCATACGCTCACATAAGACATTCATAGTATTTAGATACTCAACATACAAAGTATTCAGTTTTTCAAGTTCTTTTTTCTCCATTGTTAATTCCTAACCTAATAGTTCTGTTTCAATTTCATTTATAACATCCTCAAGCGTAGCACAAGCGTCATACTCCCTCTTTAAGGTCAATAAGACAGCAAGGGCAGCTTGCTTATAGTTTCGTTCTGTTGCTCGCATAGTTTATTTACGAATCTTTTCTTTATAGATACGCTTTAAGACCTTTAGATCCATAGAAGGCTTCTCTTTCAAAACCTCAAGGAAGGCATCACGACCTAAGGAACGGTAATAGGGCTGAAAGTCGGCAAGGATCAAGTCACACGGCTCGCCTGCTGGAATAGCCATACCACCCTTTGCATAATGCTTGCTTTTTGGGTCGGACAATTCAAGGACACTAATACCCTCTTTGTTTACGATGATATAATGATGTCCATTGAAATTCATCTCACCAAAATGTCTTACAACAGACAACTGACTATTTGCCCAGTACTCTTCAGCCATACAGACAGGCGTAATCTTACTATTCATATTCGTCTATTCTTATGTAACAATATCAGTCTAATCCTCTGCGAAGCCTATCACAGTCAACTTCTCTTTCAAGTCGTCCCAATCAACACCTCTGAGGTAACGCACAAGACGGGAAGGCTTGCCATTCTGCTTCATCGGGTTAATAAGAACATTAGGTTCAAAGCCATAACTATAGCCAGCAATACGGAACTGACGACCATTAAACTCGCAAATCGTGCCCACTTCAAAAGGCTTATTCTCTGCAAGAAAAGCAATCCCTATACGTCCAATCTCTTGCTGTAACGTTTCAATTTGTTTTCTCTTCTCGGCAAGCAATGCCTCTGTTTCTTTTCTATTCATATATGTAATTCAATCTAAGTTATCTATTCTTTGATTGGTAAAAGAAGTATCTTAAAGCCACTTCTCATTACTTAGTTTTTACTTCATTCACATAATCCATGATATAAACTCATACAACTATAACCTCCGTCTGGTTCAAACATATCAAGCTGTGCGTCATTACGATTTACATACTTGAACACTTCCTGTACCGTGGGATATTCACCATTTGTGCAGAAACGTTTAGGGATGTATGTAGGTGGAAAGAACGACGAACCTCTTTCTGTTTCATCTTTCATTCGTTGTTCAGCATCTATTAGTCGTTTTCTTGCCCATTCATCCATCGAAAGGAGTTGTACCTCACGCTTCCTACACATGACACAGGGGAAACACCCTACTCGTGAATAACCACGCTCATACAGAGGGTTGGGGCGTTGGTTATTTTCAAGGATATAATCTATTACTTGTTGTGCTGACCAGTGAAAAATAGGTCGTAACACACTTGCATCGTGTGTCTTGCACCACTCGAGGACGGCTTTCTTGTGATACAAGCCTTTCACTTCATCATTGAAGTACTCCTTGAAATATGAGCATTCTATATCATAGCCTGCACGTGCCTTGCTTTCTTTAGCTCTAATGCCCTGAATGATTATAAAGCTATCATCCTGCGAGAGGATGTAATCAATCATCGGTATTACTTTCAGTTCAGAAGTACAGAACCTTGCCATTGTAGAAGGGAAACGACCTTTCTTGATAGACATATCCACGAAGTCTTTATATGTCCTGCTTTTGAGTGTAATCAGTTCTACATTTAACTGATTGCAAACATTGTGAATATGTGTGTAAGTATCTTTGTGCTCCCACCCTGTATCACAGAATAATGCTGTAACATTTTCATTGCCGTAGTCATTTACCGCCTTAATTAGGCAAGCTTGACTATCTTTGCCTCCACTAAATTGTATTAATATTTTCATAGCCTAATCAACTAATTCAAAGCTATAAGCTACTACAAAAGGATTGCTATGCCATGTGTTACCACCGACAATTTTATACATGAGCGACGCAAAGGCTCTGCGAGCTGTTGAATTATATATCTGCTCAACACATTGTTTCTTATCACGAATAAAGGTCTTATTATAGAAGAACATACTATCACCGCCAGCAAAACGTTCCTCCCTTATGCCCTCTCGCATAATATCGTCATCAGATATATCATGGAGTCGCTCTACCTTAACATCTGTAATCTTAATATGATGTTTCATAAAGTCAGACCTTACAAACATTTTATTTTTATATCCAGCCAAAGTATCAAGGACTTTGCCCTCAAAAGAAGGAAGCCACCAATCGTTTGCAACATCGTCCCCTTGTTCCTCTAACTCATTATAAATGTCATTGTAACTTTGTGCTATTGCCACCATTTCGCCAACCTTATAAGGAAGATGTTTATTTATTTCTTCCCAATTACCAAGCGGTACATTATCTCTTAGTACTCGTCTTGTCATTGTCTTCGTTCTGGCAAGCACTGCCTTTGTCAGGCAGAACTTATCATTAAACATAATTTTCTTAGTCATAATCTTCTAATATTTTTGCTTTAATCTTCTTTGCTTGTGCAAAAGAGCCTCGCCAAGGCAAGCATCCGTCATACACTGTAGCCCATGGCAGATACCATGCACGCTTCACTTCTACTTCACAAAAAAATCCGACAGAAACAATTCTAACTTTCATACGCTTTACATCATTAATTCAAAGTTATTCATTCTAAGTTATCTACTCTTCAACTGGTAAAGGAAGTATCTTAAAGCCACAGTTCACAGCATTTCGCTCACGGATAGCCGAACGGATAGTATCACAATCATAGTAAATTACCCAACGTTCGTCACTATCAAACGACTTATCACCCAATATATACCCATTCTTTAGCATATTGTAGCGTAAACAATTAGCCTTGCGTGAAAAGGGTTTCTGCTGTAGGATTTTACCGAGACGTATCTGCGGTTCCATTCCGAAGCGGATACGCCTGCGCTCCTTACTAATCAGTAATCGACGTCTCTCGGATCTCTCCTTCATACATTTTCGATAGCGATAAGGACTTATCTCTTTCAGACGTACAAGAGGAACAAAGCCTGCCTTGCGTAGTCGGCGCGTAGCTTCCAAAGCAGCAGCGCAGGGGGCTTTGCCTCTAAGTGAATCATAGTAGCCATTCTCCTCACACACTTTCTTTATCTGAGCCGCCTGCCGCTTCTTTATTGCTCGCATACCGGCTTCACTCTTTGTAAGTTTCAAATCACGTGCAAAGCGATGCAAAGTTGATTGAGAGATGTTCAAAGCAGAGGCAAGTTTGCTATTCTCTTTGTCGTGAAAATGGTCCTTCAGCCACTCCAACTGGTAATCTGTGAGCTGCCGTTTATGATAAGGAGGAACAAACAAGGCTTCCCGTAATCGTTTGCGGTCTGTAGGAACTCTACTACCAGCCATTAGCGTTCGTCCCCACTTCCATCTATCACGCCACGCTGTTGACGTGAAGCGAGCTTATCCAAATTCTGTTGACAAACGTCTTCAAGCGACCAGCCCATCACATGACAAAGGCCTGCAAGCTGCCAAGCAATGTCGCCTGCCTCCTTGACTAAAGCATCCTTTTCATCATCCGTTATCAAGATAGCTTGAGAATGAAGTACATCACCATTTTCATCACGATGCGATGCGTGAGAAACATAAAGATCACCCTTACGTACGTGCTTTGCTATCTTTCCAGCAAACTCACCAACCTCGCCCATAAGGTTAGTCAACATATAAAGAAGGTTGTCGCATGTGGGCATACAAGTCTTCATCGCCTTCTCTTGATATTCGTTCAATTCCATAAATCAAATTATTCTATAGTTTACATTTCCTGTAACATCGACTATTGCCTCTTGCAACTCGTCTGCTATCATCTGTGCTACGAGCTTAGCATTCGGATGAGGTTTGCCGGTCTTTCCCAATAGGCGAAGTTCTAATATATGTCGCCATTCAAAGACATTGTAGGTGTAGACGACACGAGTTGCTGCATCAAGTGGAAGGTAGCCACGAGCATCCTCTGCCTTTAATCCCATTCGCATCATCAGTGAATAGAAGAAGTCAGCAACACGCCAGCCAAGGCGAGCCGTGAAACGTTTCAGTTTGGAAACACCAGAGTACCAATGCGGCTCACAGATAGCTATACCACCACGTTTACCAAAACTAACATAACGTGTGCTCTGCTCGGCGATGTTGTTAGGTGAGGTTCGATTGAGTTCGCGGCTCGTACTAATTTGTGTCGTAACACAAACGGTATAGCGAATCAATGCAAAAGCAGTAGGATGCTTATACTGCTTAACCTTTTCAACAAATTCAGATAGACTAACCTCGTGTAAATCCAACTCATTATGTATATTAGGAGTCAACTCCATAAATGCCTGAACATTCATAGCAACAAAATAAACACGCTGCTTCTTTGTCTTCTTATAAGTCAGACCGATATACGGAGAGAATAACAAACGAGAAATGGTAAGATAGTCGCTAACCTCGTCAAGCGTAAACACAAAGTACTTAGTCCCATGACGGAACATAGATAGGTGATTGCGCTTTTCTAAGAAGTTGCACAAATCTTTAGCTGTGCGCTTTCCAGTCTCACTACCATAGCAAACACGTGCCGCACGAGCGACCAAGGTGTGCCAGTCTTCTGGACATAGCCAAGAAGTTACTTCAGGTTTAAGGATTTTCATTAGCTTAATCTCTTTTTTAGTTCCTCACAAAGAGTATCAACATCATTAAAGTGACCCATACCTAAAAACTCATAGATAACTTCCTTTAGTAAGGTCTCTTCGCCATTGTCATTTATATATCTTACGACACTTTTAGCTTGACCATTATAGCCAGTATCAATAGCACTATTACCATCATCACTTGAGAGGTCTTCTTTCTCAACGAGATAGCCACGATCTTCTAAATACTCAACGAGGTCATCCTCGTCGATGTCGTCCAAATCAATTTGAACTTCTACTATTCTATTCACCATAAAAAATATTTAATTAAAAAGTTTATAAAATACACATTCTACTTTAAAATCTTAGCCCAAAAGACACGTCTTTCTATATCAGAAGCAAAGTGAAGTTTTTCAAAAGAAATACTACCTGTCCTATATATATTCCCAATTAAAGATATGAAAGAAGCAATAGTTATGGTCCCATTTCCAGAATTTTTCCTTGATAATACCTTATAATAACTATCACAAACCTCTGGGTTATAATTTGAAGTCAAAGCAAAAACACGATGAAAGAAACTCCTTCCTGGGTTTTCACCTAATGATGCTAAAGCAAAACCGACATCACGCCAAAGATCATAACTATGAGGGAGAGCAAGATGGTCACGTTCCATTGCTGAGATAAGTTTATCAACAAACTCAACAGAGTTACCAACACTATGAGTAATATTAACAGCAGACTTTGGTTTAATGTATTCATACATTCCTTTATAAGGAATAGCCTGCTCATTAACATAAGGATGCTCATCATACGAAGCAAAACGGATACGGGTTATATCGCTACAAGCATTATCAAGCACTATACCCATCGCTGCATATTCCTTTTGTAAAGCACGGAACTGCTCCTTATGATGTTCAGGATATGCCAATGGTATTAAAGCGAAATATCCAGTACCAGAACATGAACGCATATACATAGCGACCTCGGCACGATGGCGAAGAGTGCGCAGAATGGTTCCAAAGTTACCGATACTTGTATTATCCCCAAGGTCAATATCTATAGCCACAAAGCCAGTGTGCTGTATTAAGCAATCACCTTTACGCCTTGAAAATAATCCTGAAAGCGTAGCACCTGGCAGCTGCTGTTTAGTCAGCTTATAGTCCTCGTGCTTTTTTGCTTCAAGTGGACCATACTCCGCCACCATATCCCGTAACCTTAGGACAGGTTCCTTCCAACGTTCACCAAGAAGAAACTCAGCAATTGTAATATCACCAGTTCCTATCCTATCCTTAGCAGAACGATAGACGCTACACTTCACATCAAAGATGCTCATAATTAATCTTCCTCACGTTCTTGATTATACTTAGAATAAATCCACTTACCAACAACTTAAATAAGCAAAGCAAAAATCTACAGCAGGTGAAATCCAACAGCGAATAGAAGCAAAGACCATAGTAAGCTGAGCAAATAGAATACTATCGTAATTGCTATTTGTGTTCCAATCTCAGTAAGATAAGACTTATAATAAAGCCTATCCAAGAAGAAACGCATTTCCTCATTAGTATTCTTACGTGTGATAGGAAGAACCATAAAGAAGAAAATAACGAAAAGATACATCGCCATTCCTATCTTTATATATATACTATCCATAAAAAGCAAAGCTAAGATATTCGTTGAAGATAACAAAAGTATCTCCAGAATAAAGCAAAGCTTCATAGATTTTAAGTTTTTATTCATTTTACAATGCTTTTGTTTAATTCTACGTTGCAAATTTAAACATTTACTTTAATTTGACAAAATAAATCAAAGAAAACATTTAATACTTGCCACTTTTTTAACATTTATCGCATTCTATAAATTATATCAACTATCATCAATACCCCATAAAAAGTTCATTCAACATCCAAAAGGAGAAGCTCAAAGTGAAAAATCTCCTTTTGCCTTAAAATCTCCCTGACTTTACACAAAAAGACTAAATCACCTATTTTGTAAAAGACAAAAACAAAATAAAAAGATACAGAAAGATGTAAAAGGAGACACAAAGGAGAAACTAAACTTAACTTATATCGCTATAATTCAACAAGTTATACTTTAAAAGGAGAAAATAAGATATATTTTCATAAACTTATAGCGCACTGAGAAAAAAAATAAGTAAAGCAAAATAGAGAAAAACAAGTACGTTCCCCGCTCTTTGCTATCTCTCAACTATCCGTAAAATACTAATAATCAAAGCGAAAGCGGAGCTTTAGTTATTTGCAATATACTATTCAAGGTACGGGAAAATAACGCTACTTGGCAAGAAAAATTTCTTCAAAATAATATATAGGGTATCAAGAAAAAACGTCTTTTTCTCCTTTTAAATACACAAAAAAGCGTCTTTAACTGAAAATCAGCTATTTAAAGAAAAAGACGAGAAAATAAAAATCTCCTTTTGCATCCTTGAAGTCTCCTTTTGAGATAAAAGAGGGTGAGAATAGAAGGATTTGAGAAGACTAAATGTCAATCACAAAGAGGGCGAGAGAACAATTTTGTCCCTACCGAATAAAGACGAAATGTTAAATTTGCAACAGAGATTAGATGAACGAAGAATATAAACAAGAAAAAGGTATAGATATGGATTTTCTGAAGAAACTTTTCTCAAGAAAGACAAAAAGAGAGAGACTAAGTACGGACGCTTCACAAGTATTCGCTACATTGGAAACAATGGAAAAGAAAGGATTATTGCTGTGGGACACGAAGAACAGAAGGCTGTTCATAGCGGAGCCGTTAGCTATCCTTATGATACAAAAAGAACAGGGATGGGTAGCCTTCTTACAGAATGTAGCGTATTGGCAATACTATAAGGAAGTGCAAGACAGTTGGGATAGTTATATCCGTAATGAGGAACTGAAAGCTGTCAGACGTGCAAAAAGAAAGTATGCTATGCTGACCAAGATGGATATAGAACGCATCAGAAGACAGCGCAGGAGCGAGGTACAAGAGGCTGAGAAGAACGCTATTGAGATAAAGCCATTTGAATTGTTCGTCCTTGGCGACAATTACGAAGGGTCGTATCTTCAAGTTAGCGAAGAAACAACCAACGCTGCAAAGGAAAGTAAAGAAGCAACCAATCACGTCATAGCCGTAGGAGATTACAACCCTATCACGCAACAAGTGAATATGGCACTATGGAAAGATGTACAAAGTGCGATACAAGAAATCAATAGTGAGAAAGAAAGTATGCGTAAAAAGCATAGCGACATCGACGCACTTGCTGCTCGAATAGCGGAAGGATAAAAAAGAACACAAACTAACTCAACTACTATTAATAGCGAATGCCTACCACCTTCACAGGTGATAGGCATTCTTTCAATTAAATACTTATGGCGCGAGTCTAATACACTCTAAAGAAGTTTCTTATAACGTTCATTTTCAATACACTGTTTACGAGGAGACACCTGGTTAAGTTCTAAACCCAATACCCACCAACCATTATACATCATAGGAATAGTTGCCCATGAAGCATTATCTAAATCCAATCCTCGCAAAGCCTGTAAGTCAACATCACTAAAAGCCTTGCCTGTTATGGGACATTTCCCTTTCCTACGAACAGAGAACAACCATATAAGCAAGTCGTTCACCCACTCGTCCATTTCGACCTTCAGGGCGGCAGCATTATCATCGTCCTGCTTTGCTGACTTAGCCAGCGACACCTGCAGCTGCTTAGCAAGAAAATATAACGTATGTCGATAATGAACCGTCTTCAAAGAGTCGTGCAATTCAGCATCTATCAAAGACGAGTAAGCTAAAGCTGGTGAAGCAGCGGTGTTAACATTGCGCACAAATTCATTCTGCGTATTGATCGTATCAATGCGATAGAAAGCTTTCGCCTTACTGCCCTTTTCTGGGTTATGCGAAAGCGGACGATAAATTTGTGCCCAATGTTCAAGTATATTATCAAATCGTGAAACCATACAAATACTTTTTATTCTCCAGAGAACAACTCCAATAGAAGACAATACAAAGATAGAAAAAACATAATAATGACGTGGGACAAACTACAGTTCACGCTCACATAAAATCTTCGGTACGTCCGTATCGTGACCAGTACCTCCACCAACAATGCAAGGAGGCAGGCAAAAGGGAGATACGATTACGCCATTTTGAGAAGGCGAATATCTCCCCAAGACTATCAAATTTATTTTATTCATATTCAAATAACAAGCAATGCGGACACTTGTAATCTGTCGAGCGCAATGCGGGCGAATGTGAGAGCCACCCACTCCACTCTATTTTATGGGATAAAGGGTGAACGGAAGCACCTATAAGTCTTTCTCTATCCATAACCAGTTATCCTTAGAAACTGAAGTAATTGTATTCGTAACCACGCCACTACCTAACTCAACAAACTGCACAAACGTTTCTCCACTCCTTGCTCGTTTCTTAGGAAACGACGGATTACGGCCACGACTTGCACTGAGACGTACAGGCGAATAGGAATCGGACGAACGCACGTCACGAACGTACAAAACAGGACAGTTACAGATCATACTCATATAAAATCACGGTCTTAGGGAAATGCGCTAAAGAATAAAAATCACTATCACCCATATACTCATACCGAGTATTTAGCGTACAAGCAACACAACCTGCACAAACATTTACAGCAGCCATTTGCCCCCCCCAAAAGAAAAATTTAGGAATAGATAAAGCTGTCAAGGAAAGATTAATCAAATTCATAATCAACAATAACACAACCCACAACACCACAGATTACGGTTGCAGAGGGATTACAACAAGCAGTACAACAAAGCTCACCTACCCCACTCTTCTTTTCATCATCTCTAAAGAAACGAATATTCCCATTTGGCAACCACTTCGCACGAATAGTATCAGTTCGTTTCACATCATCCCTCCTCACGCACCTTAGCAATCTCCGCATCTGACAACTTATGATCAGTTACAAGATAATGAATACCTGTATCTTCTGACTTTTCGTTAGCCTCGAAGAACTTAATAACGCTTTGAGGTTTTAAGAAATAAGATTCATTTACATCATCCTCAAGAATGTCAACAATAGCTTTGTCGAGATGGAAAGGCTTGGGAAAATGATAAGTAGGGAGATTTAAGTCATTACGAACAGAAAGCATAAAGACACGTTCACGGTTCTGTGGGACACCAAAGTCTTTTGCATTCATAATAGTCCAATAATTCGTATATCCGCAATCCTGGCATACCTTCTGCCATTCCTTGAAATCTTCGACATTAACTTTGTTAACCAACGCACGAACATTCTCTTGCAAGAGAAACTTAGGACGCAATGCACGGATAGCATTCTCGGTGTACCACAAGACAGAAGAGCGTGTACCGCTATCACGTTTAATCCCTGTCCGTTTTCCCGCTTGAGAAATAGACTGACAAGGAGTTGAATAGGTAAGCAAATCAATATCTTCACCCTTCAGAAACGACCAATCTGCTTTGGTCATATCACCCACGTTACGGTCAGCAAACTGAGGGAAAAGAGAGTTGTGTGCCACAACCGCCGGTTGTTTCTCCAAGGCAGAACGACTCTCAGGGTCGAACTCGCTCCATGCCTTCAAGTCGAACGACACATCATAACCCTTCTGCTTAGCATCTGATACAAGACGTTCCATAGCTAAACACTGCGAATCATAACCTGAACATAACGTAACCATATTGATTGTTTTAGGTAATGGAGCACGGAATGTAGATTCGGCAAACAAACTCATAACATCACCCGTCTGCGGTTGTTCATCTTCGGTCAGCCATATATTACGATAGATATAATAAAGACAATCAACGACAATAGAATTACCAGCCAACTTATAACAAGCAGACTTACTCAGTCCGCTTTGCTTAATCTTCTCAATATCATTATCGCTTACACCCATCAAACGAAAGCACTCGGTCGGTGTCAATTTACGAATATCGAAATAACGCACAGGATGCGTTGGGTCTTTCTTTCCCAACAAGTCAGGATGCCCATCGGGATAAATCTTTGCAATCATTTTTTTATTAGAATTATTATTACTAATGCACACAGAAGGAGAGGTATTACCATTTCCACCAGTCGAGGGAGTAATCGTATTACAAATATCCTTAAAGTGCCAGTTTAGAACCTTTCCTTTATCGTCACGTGTCCAACCAACAAATTTACAAATCATATTCAACCATTACAGCAGTCATAGGATAATGCTGTGTACCTATAAGATTAGACCAATCCATATTACCATATCTGGAAGCAAGTGTTACTACACAATTATCGATTGTCACACAGATAGGTAATAGTGTCTTTTTATCAAAATTTTCAAAACTATATTCACTCAACACACAAGATGCGATAAAACCATCAGAACGAAACAGGAAGTTCCGACTACCCATCTTGTAATAGTTCGCTTTAAGTGTTCTTACTACCCCCGTTTCTGGATTAAAGATAGTTCTACTTATTACATATCTCTGCATCACTCGTCTACCCTCTGCCAATTACAACCTTCAGCAAAGTCACGTATAAACTTTCGGGAAACGGTAGCACCGAGCGTAGTCTTTGCTTTCAACACAGAGAGGTCATCAGCGGTAGCAGCGTGCGTTTCTGTATCGGTAAGCGTACCGGACAATTTTGGGAAGATAGTGACTGGTCCGAACTCTACACGGAAACCACGAGAGAGAAGTATTTGCGCACGACTTGCCAGACGTTCCATAACGCCACGAATCTCGTGAGCTTCCATGTGCGACTTAGAGGCGACATCCTCGCAAAGGTCGCTTAAAGAAATACGTCCGTTAGAGACAGCAGCTAAAGAAGCATAATGCTTACCAGACACCTGTGAGCGTCGATGCTGCACCTTGTATTTGATTGCCATTCTTTTCATATAGCAAAGATAATTAAACGTCATATTTTAGTTAGGACAGATATATATCTGCGGAAACTGAAAGTGTACACTTTGATGATACTAAAGTGTACACTTTAGTGATGCGAAAGTGTACACTTTTGAGAGTTGAAAGTGTACACTTTTATGCTATCAAAGTGTACACTTTTGGTTCACTCTTAAAGGCAAAGCGGACTAAAGAATGACGTGAAGACGGTTACTCTTTATCTTTAAGGAAATCAAGAACGAAATAGCGAGTAGGCTTAACAGGAAAGCAAAGCTGCGTTGTCCACGTCTTGTTTTCATATTCGACTACCTCGTAATGTCCACCGCCATACTCGCACAGGAGCAACGCAGGACAGGTTGGACGTGGATAGTCATCAACTGAAAGCCAAAGTTCCTTAGGGAAATTCTCCACCGCGGTTAGCCATTCATAGGGCGAGCGTTGCGGACAATCTCCATAAGACAAGACAGGACGACTACCCTCGTAAAGACAATGAAGTCTCACCGCCTGCAAGGGAAAGCTATCATTAATAAACTTTCCAAGCAAGTAGATACCTTCTACAGACAAAGGCATATCGCCTACCAACATCTCCAGACTCCCAGTCATTCGAGAGACAGACTTGTCGAAATAATCAACGCACTTCTTTTCCAACACATGTTGCTGTGCAATGCGTTTCTGTTCTTTCTTCTTATCAAAATACTTTTTGAAACTAAACATAGGTCGTTTAAGTTTAAGGGTTATTTACTTTCGCTTTGTGCGGTTTTTACGTTTACGATTGCGTCTATTCGCATACGGGGTAGAGCCTTTTCTAATCTTTCCTTTATGTAAGAGAGAACTTAAAAGTTCATACTCGTCGAATAGAATACTACTCCTAAGAGGAAGCGAATAAGGGAGAGGGAAGTTCATCATCAGCACTATCTAAGGAATGGAATATCTTTATCCGAGAAATCCTTTTCGTGTTCAGCAGCAAGTAAAGTAAGGTGAGTATAACTCTCCACAAGGGCTACCACGCCAGTAGAAGCCTTTATTAGAATCTCTTTTCGAGAGAGTTTCTTCCCGTCCTTACCATCTCCAGTATCAGAGATAGTTGGACCTTCAGCCCTGAAAAGTTTGCAATGGGGACAATAGAGCCTACCGTAAGGAATAATACTGGTAAGACTTACAGTCTCAATTTCCCCTTCAAGAGGTTCGCCACAAACAGGACACACAAACGTCGATGCTAACGAACGAAAACGGTTTACTACTTTAGCTGCTTCTAAGAGTTCCTTTATATCTTTCTCTGTCATAAGTCAGGTATATTATTCTTGATTGATTTCTTTTCTTAACTCTCTGCACAACGCCGTGTCAATTCCCTCGACACGGGAAACGTTATCGGCGGCATCTAAGAAGATCCTTGGCAAGTCATAGACGTTAGCCAAACAAAGTTCCAGACGGCACCCTTTACTAACAAGGGCCCCCCATTGTAAAGGCAACAGCATCCGCTTCGCCTAAAAGAGCCTCTATGTCAGCACCCATAAAGGCTGCGTAACGCTTACGTTCTGGGAGATTCCAAACCTCTTTTGGTAGTCCTGCTGATATATCAAGTGGATTAATGATTTCCCAGTTCGGGTGTGCTGCTGATAGCGTTTCTACGATGCGCTTGCCGTCAGCAATCGCCTCTTTGATAGGGCGACCGCTGATAGGCATACTTAGATAGACTTTTATCTTTCCCATAAATCAGACAACCATTGGCATTACCATACAGATTAGCGCGCTATTGCCTTCCTCCGTGAGAACAAGCGAATGAGAAGCATCAATCAACTTGAGCACAACATTAGTTGATGCGATAGGAGAAAGCATATTCATCAGAGAAGACGATTTCATACCGATAGTGAAACCATCAGGGATATTACTATCCTCGCCAAGAGGAACAAGTTCGTTAGCACTACGAGCAAAGTCCCTATCCACTGCTTCTAACAGAAGACCATCAGCCTGCTTAGTTAGCTTTACAAGATTGTTCACCTCGCTTGCCATCATAGAAACACGTCGAAGCGACTGCTTCAATCGGTCACGGTCGAGCGTGATATGATAAGGTTGTTCTTTTGGGATAACGCTTGAGTAGTTTGGATAACGCTGTTCACTCGTACTGAAGATAAAGGTAATGTTATCCGCAGACACTGTGCAACAATAACCATCAAACGAGATCTTCACTTCACTGACCTTATCGAAAGCGGAAAGGAGAGCAGATACAAAGATGTTCGGAACAGCTACGCCCGCAGCCTTACCCTCGGTAATGAACGGAACACCATGCTCCCACACATAACGGAAAAGATTGTGTCCATCTGTACCCACGAAAGTAATGCCGTCATCCTTAATATCCAAGTAAACAGAACTTAGAACAGGGCGAAGTTCATTCTTCTTTGCCGATGCTAAGAGCGCATTACTTACACAAGGCAGCAGAATGTCAGTAGGCACAGAGACCGTAACAAGATTAGTGTGAGACGACTTCAACACAGGATACTCATCCGTGCCAAAGCCGGCAAAAGCAAACTCTCCACCGTCATAATGCACCTTGATTTCACGAGTTTTGTCATCCACTTCGACTGTGATAGGCTGCTCAGGCAAAGCAGAAAGCACCTGAAAGAACTGCCCGTGAGGAATACAGATAGGCTTGAAGGCTGTGCCGTCTACCATAGTAATATTAACCTTGACAGTCATCATGCTCTCGGCACTTCCCGCTGTCATCAGATAAACCTCCTCCTTTGGGTCGGGTTTAGTAATCAGAACGTTCTGGAGAATAGGCATAGGGCATGACTTCTGAATCACCTTGCCAAGAACGTTTAACGTGCGGACCATCTCCGCAATAGGAAAAGTAAATTTCATATCGTTGTTATTATAAATTGTTATTCAAGAAAAGCTGCTGCTGCCGCCCTACTCTCTATCGGAATTAGGGTGCGGGACGACAAGCAGCGAGCATCAGATAATCAATTTAGAAAGGCAGGTCTTCCTCGTTTGTCGATGCACCTGCAAATGGATCTTCATTAGGCTTAGGTGCAACGTAACCAGAAACTCCCTGTGCAACAGGAGCCGTATAGACAGCCTGCGGCTTTGGTTGCGCCTTGTGAAGATAGAGATTGCAAAGGCGGAAGTTCATACGATTTCGTACAGCCTTAAAGAGAGAGGTGTTCTCATCCTTTGGGTCTTGTGTAGCCCATTCAGGATGCTTACCACCGTCAGCATCAATCACCTTCTTAGCCACTGGCTTAGCATAGAACTTAACAAACTCGGGCGAAAAGTTCATCACCATTTCATGACTTGGTACGTCAATCTTGTTAGGGTCGTCGCCACGTTGGATTGCTTTCTGACGGATAGCGTTACCATAAGCCTCATTGTAAGGCCAGATGTTCACACGCAAAACAGCCATCTGCTCGTGGGTCTGCTGGTTCTCCTTAATTACGATTTCATTGAAATCTAAAGGAATACAAACGTAGTTACGCTTTTTACCATTCTCTTCCATACTCATCAACTTAGAGCCTTTTAGCTTTAATAAGTCGATATTTCCATTAAAACTTGCCATATTGTTACTATTTAATTAAAAAGGTAAATAACTTTCATCAACTGCAGGAGGTGCGGGGGTTGTTGTTACAACAGTGCCGACACCACCACTATACTTTCCTTGTCTACGGTCCTTAAAGTCACGCCAACGCTGTCGCTCTTCATCAGTAAGAACAACCACATTGCCCTTATCATCGAGGATAGGCGCAGGGTCAGGTTGTTTCAAAAACTCAGTGTAAGTTGCCATCAGTTCGTCATAATCAGCAGGCTGCTTGTCCTTTGTTCGATAAAAGTAAACAGCGTGTTCGGTGCGAACTAACTCACGAACCTGCTTCGGCAGAATAGTCGTATCACCTTCCCACTCACGTCCTTCAAAGTATCGACGTGTACACCAAGCCTGGTGCGCAAAGTAGTTTGTCTGCTCAGCCTTGCTGGGCTGTCCATTCTTTGTCTTTCTGAACATCTGTGGTGGGTTCATTGTGATACCACACGTTTCGCAATAGTCCATAACACGACGCTTAAAAGCCTTTGTCGAGAATGAATCATTTTTATTCTTAGACGCTTCGGCATAATCAGCCTTATACTCTTCCAACATAGAATCAAGGTCGATAGGTACACCGTAAACATGTTCCTGACCAAAGAATACACGAGCAAAACGCAAGAAAGACTCGCCAAGCGACTGAGTAAGCGTACGCTGCTCCATATACTTCTTCTGTGCATCAACCTTTTCATCAAAGCGCATAACGAACTGTACGGCAATAGCACAGATCATAATGAGCTGTGAGCGGGTTCGGTTGCTCATTCTATCGAGTGACACGGGATTAAAGTCAGGCATCACGTCAGAGATATATCGAGCAGCTTTGTTTTTCAGAATATTCTCACCACTAAAACGATGACTGAAACCGCCTAAGCACACACGGCGCATAGTTGAATCGTCCATGTCAGAAAGTGGATAGTTACTTGAAACCACGTGACCAGGACCTTCAGATAACTTGATTTCCTGTGGATCAACAAACTTCTTTTGCGTTACAAAAGAGCCTGTTGCGTAGTTGTAAAGCGACTTAATCGAGAAATTCTGATTGACATCCTCCCAATGGACCACACGATGATGACGATGTACATAACGGGAAAGCGAGAAACTAAGGTCACGGCTCGGCTCAATATTCTTACCGTCAATATCGAGGATATAACAGCACGAACCGGCAAACATCTTCACGAAGGTACTCTTACCAGAACCACCTTCTGCACGGCCATTGCTACTGACAGTGTTCTCGACAAGATAAGGAATACAATTCGACTTACTTTCACGGTAACGCCACAACACACGTCCGAGACAGAAGACAAGGTTTGCCATACGGCCGTCCAATTCAAGCTGCTCTTCTGAAGAAAACGTTTTACCAGAATGAAGAAGGTCTTGTTCTGTCTTCCAATCCTCGTTTGCGAAACCACGCAATACACGCAAAGACGGACACATATCCTTATCTTGCTTACCTTTCCAGTCCACCACCCAACGATGACTTTGTGCCCAGAGAGCAAGTTCGGTGCTCTCACTTGCGAGCTGCTGAAGGGTGTAAAGCGGTTGACCGTTGTCATCTTTCTGTTCACGCTTAGCCTCTATCGCCTTCTTTCTATCTTGATAAACAGGATTTTCCTCAATAACGAAAGGCTGAGACTGTGGCATATAGAATGGCCAAGGCATTACCTCACCACGATCGATGTTAAAGTCAATCTGCGAATAAGGCACAAGCGTTATGTCGTCCTTAGTAATACGAAGAGCACCATTCTGAAAGTAGAAGTAATCTACATCTGGGCCATAACCATCCTTATAGTTTACCTGAACAGCAGGAAGCGAGCCGATAGTTTTCTCGTTCACCTCTCTATTATCACGACTGATAGCTTGCACCATCAGGCGATAGTCTTCTGGGTCTGAGTTGTTCTGGCGTGCATATTCTGTCAGACATTCCTGCACACGCTGAACCATAGAAGGAGCGTCTAACTCGTCAGCGAAAGGTCCACTAATATGTACAAAACGACCGATTTTATCAGTAGACTCCATATCAACATCACGCACATATCCTTCAGCAGCCATGAACTCCCAGACGGTAGCAGGGTCAATCACGTAATAGTCCTCCTTCACTCGTCCACGTGTATCTCGTTTCTGTTTCTTCTCCATAGGACAAGAACTTAAAGCCGAAGTTATACAAGCAACAAAACGGCGGTCAAGGTCGTCATCATAGAGGAAGCTCTCTTCTTTAGGCATACGATAAGCTAAGAAGAAATCGCGAACGGTACGAACAGGACGTGCAAAGACACGAGGAGTGCGGAGATAAAGACGGTCGGACATATTAGGAGGCAAGGACGCTCTCAGTATATCACGATAACGTCTTCCTATAGCACGAGCAGCAAGGACACTACGATTGTCGTTAGGAAAAAGCGTATAAACTCTTTCAGCAAAGCGCGACAACTTATTATAATGTACAGGTGAGAAATCGACCTTACCATAACTAAATGCTACGTGGAACCATTTCTGCTGTGTCTTAGGAAAAGTGTATCTAAGATCTTTCAGATGATAATAAGTAGCCACTGCATCCTGTGGAGTCGTGCAATAAATTACGCCTTGCGCCTTGATGTCCTTGTCTTCGATAGGTTCTTCTGTTAATTGCCAACGACCGTTAGGCATGCCGTCTTTATCTTCCCCCTCAGCCCAGACCTGTTTAGTTTCAGTCACTGTTTCCTCAGGATCAAGCGTATCTATAGCACGACGAACAGCGGTAGACTCTGTAGTACGATGTTCTACAGCAAAAGTGAAAACCCTATCACCGGACAACCATCGAGACACTTTAGAAGGCTTAACCTCTTCATCATTACTAAAGACAATAGGCGGCACGTCCATAGCAGGACGGAACACGCAACCACAACGCTCATCTTCTGCGTCGACATAAGCGAGGAAGAGAGGATTGAACGGTGTACCATAAATCTTCTCGCTGACGGGTTCACCGTTACGGTTAACAGCTGGCAAGGTACATTCTGTAAGGGAATAGATTGAGAAATCCTGCTGAATAAAGTAAGGCTCAAAATGCCATTTACTATCCAATCGGTCAGTATCAAATCCAAAGTGAGCCTTATTGCTACTATCCACCCATACCGAACACCCAAGAGCTGTAAGTTCCTGTGGTGTAAAGTCAGTCTTTGGTTGGAAATCGAATGACGTTAAAGGACGGTCGCTAACACCACGATAATCACGGTGCAAGATAGACGGCCACCGCTTCGCTATCTCGTCTTCGCTGTACCCACATTTCACGGCAAGTTCACGGCACACCTTGCGCAAGTTTTCTCCCTCTACGGTGATAGAAGATGCACATCCCTTGTGTTCGCTCCAGAAGCCAAGGTTATGAATAGCCGCATAGAGTTCGATAGCACCATAGCCCTGTCGTTTTGTGCGAGTACACATCCAACGTGAAACAGGGTCTTTGTATAATCCGCCTCTTTCATTCTTATAGATGATAAAATGAGGAGTATTAGCACCATCGCCCTCTTCCTTACTGAAAGGGCACCAGCAAGCCGTCTGCGTATCGTCATTCTGCACGTCAGCAGGACGAACAAGCATCGTTAGCGGCAATGCTGCTATCTCCGAGATAAGAGGGTCAAAAATCATATTGTTCTTTTGTTTAGAAGTTCATTAACATTCAGGCTTTCATACTTTATATTAGAATAAGCAGCCCTGTGTTATAAGTTGGGGAGGTTCTTGATGAATAGGGATAAACAAGCGTTCCTTAACTACTTTATAATCCGAAGCCGAGAAGGTGTTCTGGTGTTCCCATTCAGCAACACAAAGAAACTGGTCAGCAGGCATCTCGAAACTACTGATGAATACAGGTTGTTGTTGTTCTGCGCACCAACGGTAGAAACGTTCGTAATCAAAATCTTCAGCAGCAGTATAGACATTGGTACCCTTATAAGGAATGTCGCAATAAACAACACTGTCTTTAGGAATAGCAACATCCGCATAATCAACAGAACTATATGCGAGTTCAACCATTCCACACGAAAAAGGAGAATAAGATAAATGTACACAACGCTCAAGACTCTGTAGTCTAACAAGATTTTCAGTCTGTTCAAAAGACTCACAATCTCCATCGTTACAGAAGAAGTAAGTCTTTATAGCTCGATAGCGAGAGTGATTTCCTTTTATTTCTTTAAGGAAAGAAAAGTCATAGCCCAGTTCTAAGCCAGGACCGTAATCATCAAAGACTAAGGCGTAATGAATAGCTCGTTTTAAGGGTTCACGTTCACGACTATAAAGATAATCACGCATATTATTACCGAAACTCCAGACGATTGCCACATAAGGGTCAGTATCCTTCAACTTGTAAAAGTCCTCTCTACTTATCCAACGTTTTTCATTAACGTATTTACCTTCCAAGGCAGCAACGAACAACTCAGGACACATCCAATTAATATCATTAATATGGACAGTCTTGAATTTACGGCGCAATAACACAGCATGCGAAACGGCACAACCACCGCAGAACAAATCAAAGAAATGTTCTTTATTCGGCAGAATGGACAGGATGCGTTCTGCAAGTTTATTCTTACTTCCTTTATAAGGTAATCCGTATTTCATCCGCCTTATCCCTCATGTTTTACATTATCCACACCATGAAGAGCACACCATGTACTCCAAGCTGTAAGTTTCGCATCATAAAGAGCATTATGCGCTAAATTTACCGACAAACATTCAGGTCTACGAAAACCATTACAAACTGTGTCATACACCTTATTATAATCCTTATTTATCAAGGATAATGCTTCTTCTTTTGAGTAAATAGATTCACGTACGAAAGTTTCAAGAACAACAGAACGTGCATCACGGATAGCATGATAGTTTACAGGAAACTCTATATTAAAAGTTTCAAAAGCATTGCGAAGAACTGGCACATCAAAGTCAGAGCCTTGTGCCCATAAACAAATACTCTCCGCACTGGACGTAGAGCGAACTTCTTCAAGCCATGCTTTAAAACTCAGAAGAACATCTTTTATATGTTCAACATGTTCGCTAAGGATACTATTCTTCAAAGTAGCATCTCTTTTACTCCACCACTTACAAGTCTCGGGGGCAATATCAAAGCCGGACATCATAGCCGAACGAAGGTCTACACCAAAAGAGACTTCATAAGCATCTTCAAATAGCCGTTCTGACTTTTCTTCAAAGCGGTTCCATGCAACCGCACCGATTTGTATAATAGCCGCTGTAGGTGAAAGACTCGCGGTTTCTAAATCAAAGGTAACATCTAAATGTTTCATGTCTATATATTTAAAAATCTATCTAAGTTCAAATACTTTACCTTACAGGTCTGTTTGTTTACAAGTTGTGATTCTATTAAGAGCTTCATGTCCTCTAAAGAAGAAAAATGAAAATTAGGCTCATCAAGTTCAACGGCATAATACCACGAGCCTTTTCCATTTCGTGCAACAGCATCTGTGCAACGATAAATAAAGGCATCCTGTGCTATTCCACGCCCTTTTCCAACAAGAAACGCAAAGGTGTGTACCAACTGCGCCCAGCAAGCACCACGAAAAAGAAAGGTCAACTTATCATCATGCTGACCTCGGTAATCAATGGTATAAGCCACAGGGCGCAATAAGGATACACACGCTTCACGTTTCATCTTCTAAACAAGAATCAAACACATTATTAACAATTCATTACTTAACACACCTATTAGAGAGCGATTGTTGCCAAACTTCTTCAAGCATCTGCTCAGCATCAAAGGATACATCACTTGAAGGCTCAAGTTCACGAAGGATAGCAACGATTCCAACACGCTCAAACTCCTTCCAATTATCAGAAGAAAAACGTTTCTGAATAGTAACATCACTTAGCATCCCCAACAACGCCATAAAGTTCTTAAAGGAAGCACGAAGACCCCATTCTTCTCCTATAGCTATCCAGAACCATCCATTACCCGAGCCACCATTAAGTCGTAAGACATTAAGGTAATCGAGGACGGCTTTTTTCTGATTACTTCTAAGGAAAAAATCTTTTACAAAATCAACACCTACTAATTCCCACAAACAAAAGCCTTCCTTAAAGAACCTATCATAAGTAAATCCACGTGAAGCACCATATTTCTCCATTAAGGAATAAAGTTTTTCTTTATCAATCACAGAGACATCTGAAGATTGCAGTCTTTTTTCTCTTATTAAATTTTGTAAAATCATAGATGCTTAATAATATATTTTGTAAATTTCGGTACAAAGTTAAAGTTTTTCTTTAAACAAACAATGTTTTTCTTCAATTTAATTTGTGAATTTAACTATTTTCTCAATAAGATTAAAGTAGAACATTGATATTTCAAGATAAAACAACAAACTATACATACAAATATTTAACAATAAAATTTAAAATATGGAATACCGTTACAATTACAACTTCCTTCTTCAATGGATGGAAGTTAATCAAAAGACAAAGAAAGATGTTCTAAGAGCATTAGGTACGAAAGACTACGGAAGTGTAAAAAAATGGATGGAAGGAAGTATTCCTATGCACGTTGAAGCAATTTTACGTTTATGTAATACATTTAGCATTCCAATAGGAGCATTTTTTTACGACGAGGAAAAAATCAAAGAGATGCCTAATGCTGATATTATATTATCAAATCTCCAGCCAAACAAAACAGGAGTAGAAGGAGAAAAGTATAAAAGCAAGGGGAATATATCAAGTGAAACTATTATAGAAAAAAGAACAAGTATAATACCTCCTTTTGTTGATACAGTTTGCATTAATAACACAAATGAAAATGCTACGAACACAGAACTTATCAAAAAGAATCCTGAAATTCTGGAGTCTCAAAAAGATAACGAGAAAGACCAACAAGCGTCTCAAGAATGCGAAAATAAAATCACAAAAATCCAACTTCTATACGAACGCCAATTGAAGGAAAACGAGAGAAAGCATAAGGAGGAAGAAAATAGAATTAGACAAGAATGCCAGATAAGGTTTGATGCTGAGAAGAAACGCCTAATGGACATTATAGAGCGACTAACAGAGAAAATATCTCTTATTTAAGCTTTATAAGACTACAAATAGCACATTTATAACACAAGTAACGACTTATAAATAAAAAACCTCCGTTATCCATCACGGACTACGGAGGCGTTTCACATAAACAAAATAAATATTATGTAGTAAACAAGAGTCCTTTTTATTCGTATCGACCATTCTTTGAATAACGTGACATAAACTGACGACCGTCAGCAGCGGCATCAGTCAGTCCGCCACGTCCAAATTTATTGACATGTGCCTTAATACCGTTCTTCTGAAGTTCAGAAAGAACAGAGGAAAGCTGGGCTATTGTTGCTCCTAACTCCATTATTTGTGCTTGCTGACCCACCGAATCAGCAACTGAGAACTGTGCAACATTGCCACTATCATAAGCCCTATAACTCATACCGCTTCGGTTCTTGTCAAAGCGAACAATCTCTGAAATCAAATCAGGACGAGCCATCATCAATGCTGCTGTAGTTTCACGTCCGATAACCATTTCTGGACCACGTTCAGCAACCAATGCTGGCTGACCATTTATAAGCGTGGTAATAGGATCTTTAATCAATCCAGTTGATAGTTCACCTGCTTCTGTTGCTGCATACACATGTCCGTCATTACCCACTACTGGATAAGTCTTACCATCATTGACACCACGGAAAGCCTGCACGTTACCCGCATCATAAGTCAACATGCCGCTAACAAGTTTAGTATTCGTAGAAGTATCAGAAGACTTGTCGCCACCGCCAAACAGTGAAGACACCTTACCCATAGCAGCCGAAAGCAAACCATTCAACAATGCTGTAATAACTGCAACAAGAGGGATACCCCACCAACCAAGCTTACCAATAATATCAGCTGCACCACCAGCAATACCCATTGAAGTTTTAGCCTGCGTCTCAGAAGATTTAGTTTGAACACTTTCTGATGCCTGCGTTTTCTGAGTTTGGATAGCCGTCTGCGCAGTTTTATCCAACGACTGTTGTATCGTCTGCCCAGAAGCCTCTGTTAAGGTTTGCTTTGCCGTCTCAGCCTCCTTACTTACCTCAAGAGTTTCTTTTCCACTCTGTTCCTCAAGTTTCTTTTCTTGTTTCTTCTGCTTTTTCTTTGTACGGAAAATTGAAGAAAAACCACTCTTAATAGACTTTAGTAAAGACTTTTCTCCCTTCTGTTTTGCCTTGCGTTCTTTCTTTACTCCGTCAGTTTCAATAGAGACCTCTTTTTTCTTATTCTTTTTCTTTAAGCCAAAGATTTGCTGTGCAAACTCTTTGAAAGACATCTTACGAATCTTCTGACCGCCTTTATCTATAGCGGAAAATTTCCCCTGCTTAGACATTTCAATAGCTTCCTGTTCCTTCGCAGAAGCAGCCATCTGTGTACTAACAAGACGATCATTTATCAACTGGAACATACGACGCTTGATAGTTTCTTGCATCATGTTTACGGTCAATTTCAAGAAACTATTAATCATACCGCCAACAGCCTGCTTAACAGTCTTTTCAGAAGACACCAAAGACTCTCCTAACTCGGTACCAAAAGACTCGATAGGCGCAAACAAGCCATAGAGCTCGTCCATACGGTTCTTCATTTGTAGAACCAACGATTTTGTATATTCTATACTTGCCTCTTGCGCACGTTTCTCAGCCGAAGCAAGTACCGCTTCATCAGCATGAGCAGCTTTTAGGTATTCGTAATAAGCCTGTGCGGCTTGCATCTTCACCTTATAGAGTTCAACCTCTGGGTCAGCACCAAACGACTGTAATACTTCCCAATTACCATATACACCATGATTTTCGGTAGTATTATCACCTTCATCTCGTCTCCGTTCAGCATCAGAGGTAAACTGCCAGATACCCTCCTTCTGCTGATTCAGTCGAACTTCTTCTGCATCAAAGGAAACCTTTTCGTCTGTATGGTTCCAACGGAAAGTTAAAAGTTTCTCTTGTCTGTCAGCAGCTTTTTTCAAAGCTTCAGTATAATCATCATTATACTTTATCAACGTATCATAGAAAAGACGAATACCATCAGAAGCCTTACCACCGACTTTTGCCCCTTCAGAGAGCGTATCAAAGAGAACACCAAGGTCAACAGCGGCAGATGAGCGTTCATCTTCAGAACCAAACAACATATCAAGCAATGACTGTCGTCCATCCATACTGTCAATATTCAACATTTGTAATGCGTCAAAATTCGCTCGTGAGTTCTCGAAGATTGATTGAATGGAAGCATTACGAGTACGGATTACATCTTGTGCATTCTCACCACCACTCAAGACCGCCTGACTATGCAAAGCATCGAAAGGAGAGAAACCTAACTGCTCAAAAGTGTTTAAGTAATCATTATCAACCTTACCAGTATAATCGTCCTCCAAAATTTTCTGTCGACGAGCCTGCTCAACCTTATTAGCTGACTTAGCGTTAGCCTGTTCATTTTTTGAAGCATTATGCCAAACTTGATCTAACAATGAAGTACCAGGACGTTTCAAATCTTTCGATAGTTGTGTTATGCGTCCACGAAGTGCACCAATGTTCACCTCGCCAATACGTTCAAGCAAGACTTTACTCTCATTATAACCATTTGCATCATCCTGCTCAATCAGATCAGAATCCATTGTCTTTTTAAAAGCATTCCAATCATTCTTGACATCAGCAATACTCTTTCGTGCATTCGACAAAGCGATATTCATACGTGCCTTGATACCAGCCTCTAATTGGTCACGCAAAGTTTCTTCCATATCAGTAGCCGAGGCAACCTTATACAAAGCTGTTATTTGTCGGTCATAATAATTCTTCACGTTGTCAATAATAGCCTTAACATCTTCTTCCGCATCCTTCAACTCGTAACGTTTTGCCTGACGAGCTTCTCGCTCAGCCTTTTTTCTCCGTGCATTCTCCTCCCGTGCAGCTTTCCTTGCTGCAAGGATGGCAGCTTTATCAGGAGCATCTAAATCCAGACTACCATTATTATCAGGTGTATCCTCAGCTTTTACGCCTGTAGCGGCATCAATTTTATCACGCAAAACTCCTTCTACATTGGCTACATCTTTAGAACGCCCCTTATTACTATACGCTTGTGTGGCATATTTTATAGCCTTTACAAACTGTTCACCGCGCAATTTGTATTGTAAGAAAGCATAGTATTCACCAGATATTTTTGATTGGCTCCTACCAGAAGAGTCAACAGACATCGTTGATGCACCAGAACGAAAACGATACAATTCTTCAATAGCAGAAGAATCTAAACCAAAACGTTTACCCAAAGACATCGCCAAGGAATGAAGTGATACTCCCTTTCTGCCTGCATCCTCTACTATATGACGCAAATCAGCACCGCGTGTTTTTAATTTGTTATCTTTAGCAAAAGTGTCATAATTAATCAAATGGTTAACCTCATATTGTGCATACGGATCATAATGACTCTTACGATATTTATCAATACCCTCCTGTACAGCTTTCTCCTTAAGTTGGTCGACAACTTTCTTATAAGCCTTAGCAAGGTCTTCCGCCGTAGACTTCTCTGTAAGCATATAGCCCAAATACGTACCATATTTAGAGTTAAACTCTTTTATAAGGTCAGCACGGGCTTTTGTTCCAACATTTGTCTTATCAAGTTTATCTTTTAAAGCATCCAAAGCAGACTTTTCAACCATAAAAGAAGATACCGTGTTTTTCACCTGTGTGTCTAATTCGCTCACAGCAGAAGTAGCATCTTTTGTCTTACTTGTAAATTCGTAGATGTAATAAATAAGTGAAACTATAGCTGCTATCACAAGTCCAAAGACATTAGAATATAAAGCTTTGTTCAATCCTTCCTGCGCAATCTTTGCTTCTGTAGCCGCTACAGCTTCCTCTCTATCAGCAGCAGCACGGAAACGCTGGGCTATAGCAGATGCCATTATAGCATCCTTCATAGACCTAAAACTTTCAACAATCGTTAAGACGGCAAAAGAGACACCTTTAAATAAAAAGAAAGTAACAAGAGCAGGAAGTAAAGTTAGAATAGTCTTTACAGTACCCGCCAGCATCGTTAAAAAGAAACTTATGTTATGAGTAACGATAGACGACTCTGTCAATGATTTAGAAAAATCATACCATGCTTGCGCCATGTCCTTAACAGCACTTACGCCTTTAGGATTGACAAATGATTTCTCCCACATATTATTAGCTCTTTCAAGAATAGCTTGCGCACTCTCCTGCTGCATTTCATATTCTTGAGTCGCCGCTGTTCCTTCTCGGAATGCCACCTTAGCTGTTTCGAGATGTTCTTTCAGTATATCTACGTTTTTCGCCATAGTAACCATCACGTTACCAAGACGAGAACCGTTACCACCAATTTTATCAAAGGTATCCTGCAAGGCATTCATATTACCCTTAGCCCTCATTTTCTCAAGGATAAGAATAACTGCATCCATAGTCCTTCCCGCCGTAAATAGTTTATTGATAGTACCAGGTTCAATATTTAAAACTTTTTCAATCAAGTTATGATTTTTCTGTAATGCAACAAAAAAACGAGTAAAAGCTGTAGAAGAAACCTCCATCGGCAGCTGCATAGAATCAGCAGCCGAACCTAAGGCAAGAACCTGATCAGTCGTAATACCTGCTACACGAGCCGTACCAACCAAACGACGTGCGAACTCAACGATATTATTAGAAGAAGACGTGGTCGTTGATGACAACTTGAAAAGAGCAGAACCAATCTTTAATATTGACTTTTCTACGCCAAACTTAGGAATAAGTCCCATCGTTTCAGTCATCTTAGCAAGAGCGGTCAAAGACTCTGGTCCCATATCTTCAGACAAAGCAACCTTCACCTGATTGGCAGCCTTTACGAAATTTTCCAAACCTTCAACACCATACTTACCCATACCAAGTTTACTACCCACATAGGCATCCTGCGCCAAAGATTGAATCGTAGAGCGCGTATCAAGTTTAGAAAGATTTACAGCTAACTTATTTACCTCCGCCGTAGTCAAGCCACTAACCTTACGAATATCATTCAACTGATCAGAGAACTTTAAGTTATCACTAATAACACCTTGTAACTTTGAGCGAATTAAATTGAACGCTCCAAAAACACCAATATAAGCCGTTATGTTTTTAACAGCATTCTTCCACAGACTATTATGCGTCCGTACAGAACCATTATTCTTATCTATCTGATTCTTTATGGCAGCAATGTTCTTCTGCATCTGTTTGAGTTTCGGATTATTGCCTGCCATCTCATTCAACTCACGCTTAGCGGCACCGAGAGCTCGTTTTAAATCACGTGTAGAAGTGCCAGCAAGGTTCTTCATAACCTCGTCAACACGTTTTGTTGCAGAAATATTATGCGCAATAGCATTATTATAGGCATTAAACTCCTTTTCAGCCATTTTAAAAGCTTTAGAATTTTGTTGCCCAGTTTGTGCTAACTGCTGCATTTGATTATAACACTGCTTAGCCTTACTCTTTAGCTCATCCATCACCTTTTTTGCGGTGGTAGCATTCGCTGTAATTACTACTTGTGCTTGTTTCGTACTTGCCATATCTACACGTTAACTATGATTTCAGAACAAAAGTAAACATCTTTAGAAAAGAAGGTGGGACAAAAGGATGTCCCACAACAAAGAAAAACATTGAGTATTTTTGCATTATAACATTAAAACAGCATTATGCCACAGCCAATTTCAAATTCGATATTCCCGCTCAATAAAGTAATAAGAGACTTTATGGAGCAAACAAACATGCAAATTAAAGCCAACCTTATCACACAGAAAGTTTGGCCTACAGAAATCTATCCAGGCTACAAAATTAAGAATGAAGCAAACAAACGAGACGGACTACCCCACTCTACAGGTGACGGTTCAAGGTCGTTTCAGTCAAGATTAGTAAGAGCAGACCAAGCAGGAAATGTTACACTGGTATTCAATTACAACGACTATATGCGATATGTAGATATTGGTGTCGGCGGAAAGCGAAAGGCTGAGAATGTAGAGAGGAGTAAGAATGCACGATTTCGCAACAGATATATCGCTATATGGGACCCAACAGGCGGACAAACGCACCGTCCAGCAATCATGATGGAGTACCGCCACCTACAGGAGCGAATCAGAGACTATCTCGTAGACTTCTATGGATATGAAGGACAAGTGTCAATACTTGACACCTTCACAGACGCAACCATTAATCTATGGTAAAAAGAAAACGAAATCGCAACCATCTTCACAGACAGTTGCGATTAAATTCTAAGTATATTCACACTTAATATAGAAAGAACTGAAAATTCGCCTTATCACTTACCTTTTAATCTATCAATTTCTTTTTTCTCAGCTATCAGACGTTCACGTTCTGCTTTTTCCTCCTTGCAATACTCATCAAAGTCAGCTGCTTCACGAGCAAGCGTTTGTTTCTTTGTATTCAGCATAAACGTAAAAGCCGCGCTTTCTATCAGCTGCATATCCTTATTATCATCGCAAGGAACGTCAACACCGATATACCAATTTCGTTGCCATTCAAAAAAGATGGGCGTGGTACCACACTCTGCTGCCACAGTAGTATTACCGCCTGTCAGGATGTCAAGCAGCGAAGAAATACTCATAATAGGCAGAGCCATACGCTGACGCTCAGCAGTAACCGCACGAGATGCGACCTTTACAGAAGGACGAACCGCACGAAGATGCACCCGACTACCCTTTCGCAGTTGACGAGATTGAACTAAGTCAGGCGCAGGCATATCTGAGATGCGAAGATAAGAAATAAAATTACGGTCCTTCATTCGTTTTGTTATTTCTTCTCGAAGCGCATCCTCCGTCATCTTATCAGCATCAGTGATGTTAGCTGTCTTTGCCCAAGTAGCCAAAGAATATCTATCACGAACATCTGCCCAAGACAACAATTTAGAACGGTCATACAAACAATCTGGCTCATCTTTTGGCAACTCATTCTTTTTAACAACAACTACACCAGAGTCCAGCTTTACATTTGGCTCATAGCATAGTTCGTCATCAATCTTAGTTGCGACACGGAACACCGTAGGATTAGGTTCCTTCTCAAAGATAAGAAAAGTTACACCACCAGCAAACGCATCGTTAGAAGAATGGTAAGCCACAGCCCCCATTCGCTTTGCATAAGCATCTGCTCGACGAAGAGCAAGGATAGCCTGCGAATTAAACTTGCGAAGTCGCTTTCCCGTTTCAGAAAGCGCAGGTAGTTTGTAGTAATACTTCATTATCTTATTATTTTGTCGACAAAGTTAAATAAAAACATTAAATTCACAAAACATATTGATTAAAAATTATACCTTTGCTTTAATTAATTAAACAAAACATTCAATAATATGAAAAAAGACAATAACGAAGAAGAGAAAAGTAGCAGTGTTTCACTTGATGATTACGTTATCCCAGACAAAATTAATGCTTTCATTCAACACTATAAACCAGCTAAAGACGAAAGCACTTGCGACGAAGTCTATACAGATGCTAAACTACGCCAGTTCTTCAAAGCATGGCCTTGTACTTTAGGCGACCCGCTATCGATTTACACAAACATACTAAGGGAGAGTGGATTTATCATGAAAGTAAGCCTATCAGGAGAACCTGCATATTTCGTTTGTCTAAAAGAAAATTAAGGACATCCTGTAAAAGTTCTATTTTGTGGTAAATTTACCTCAAAACAAAAAGTATATACTTTATGATGCTAAGGTATATACTTTATCGTGCTAAAGTATATACTTTACGTTCGCAAAGTATATACCTTAGTTCTTGAGGGTTATAAGATTCAAAGGAAGTGTTGAAAACCCTTTATCTTTTTCCTAATACAGAAGTAATCAGACACACACCACTATCTTTTCTACCAATAGCCTTCTTTATAATAGAAATCAGGCGTTTATATTCAGTCTGGTTTTTCTTATCATTACACAGTGAAAGGTAAGTATCACGTTCTTCTTTCGTTGCAAACTCGACATTGATATTGCCAAGATAAGAACCAATATGCTTTGCGTTATGGAGCAATGAAGCAAAAAGGCCATCACCGTATGCCGTTAAAACGTCTTGCCATTCTGTAGACAATGCACCAGGAACAAAAGCAGGCTGCTCATCCTTTACAACAGAAGGAACGATTGCTGGACCGAATAAATCAGTCTGACGCTGTTCTTTTCTCGTTTGATAATCTCGCTTCCACTTACGCAAAACACCCATTACATAAGCCGCTACATCGTCAGGCTGCTTACGCTCGACGATACGTCGCATATCCTTATAAGCAAATTCAAGGAAGGATTGCAGCTGATTATCATCCATATCTGACATAAGCATACGCAAAGCATAAGCAGAGAGTTCTGGACACCACGCCACATAACTATCAATAAACTTGATTTCAGACGAAGCTCTGTGATTGTTCGCATCACGCAAGAGCGCAAGCTGACCCTTCTTGATAACAAACTCAACTTCATCTGGTGCGCCACGCTTCTTACCTGCCGGATAGACAGGTGAGTATTCAAAAGAGAAATCAATCTCACCACGTTCCATCAATTTATCCATTTCTTTCTTTACAGGATCAAGAACCATAATACGGACGTTACTCCAATTGTTATAAGGGTTCTTCCCCTCATTCGTTTGCCTAAAATACTCATCAGTAAGTCCAAGAAACTCAAGAAGGTCCGTATAAGGGACTTTCTTATGACCAATATCACGATAACGACTTAGATAGATATAAAGGCGAGGGGTACGCTTTTTATTACATATCCGTGCAATATGCGAAAGGTGCATCACATAACCATACTGCATAGTGAATATCTCACGGATATTCTCTGTAAGCATAACGATACGTAACATGCCCGTACGGCGTATTTCGTTCTCGCTCTTAGGCAATTCTATACGAGGAAATAGAGAAGCAACTACATACTTACTAATACGTCCACGACCATCGAATACAGGATATTTCATAGTAATGGAACTAAGAACCTTTGCAGCGTCTTCCAAATCATCGTAATGATCACGACCAACACCCAAGTCTACAGCTGAAAGTGTAAAGTCGAGTGTATCCCTTTGCATCAAAGAAGAATAATCGAAGATGTCTGGGAAAGTTCTATTCTTTTCCTTCTCAGCAACACTATCTATAATACGTTGCTGTAGTTTCTCAACGATACCCAACAAGATACGCTGCTGCATCAACGTAAAATCTCCACTAATCTGAGAATAAACAAGAGGGTTGTAAAGCCACTTAGATTCCCTAAGGTCAGCAAAGATTACGTTAGAACTTTCCAATAAAGAAAGTCGCTTATCTTTATTAACACGTTTATATCCCATATTATGTATCTTTGGAATACTTATTTAATA